AGAATTGAATCCACTTCTGCATCAAGACGCTCTTCCAGATTCTGGCGGAGTTTTTGTTTCAGGACGCTTCTGACTTCTTCAGAGCGAATGACTTCCTTCACTGCCTCAGCAGTGACCAGTTGTTTTATATCTGTCATGAGATTTTCTCGTTGAAAGGGGTTATTAAGAAGGTTGTTCCGGAATGAGTGGGGCTTCTGTTTTTGCTCCGGCTGACTGAGTGGCGCTGATTTTCTCAGCGGCCCTTTTGTCAATCTGTCTGCGCCAGAAGTCGCGTACTGCCCTGTATCCACCTGAAAGAAGATACAACACACAGACCACCGTACAGAAGTACAGCATTAACTGGTTGATGAATGTCATGGTTTATTACCGTTACTGTTGACAATGAGAACTGTTTTCATTTAGAAATGATTGATGTCGAAAGCATCCTTTCGTTAGATTCTCCATTGGGATTACCTCCGCCAGTCTCCATTCCTGTTGCTGGCGGTTTTTTTTCGTCTGTTATGCTGCTACGGCATTCACACCAACAGTAAGACTTTCAATCAGCACAGGGTAAGTTGCCGCATTTCCGGTAATATCCGTAATTGCCAGCGCGTTGGCCTCAAAGGCTGCATTCGTCCATCTGGTCAGCGTAAACGGTTTTCCTGCTGCATTATCAAGCACCGGCGTGACGTTCAGCGAGCCACCACCCGGGAAGCGGAAAGTCAGCGTGTGCCAGTCGTGATCGAACGGACCATAACTACCAAGCCGCTGTGATGTGGTGTTTGCATGATACATCACATTGATGTTTGTTTTATCAGTCTGCAGATAGAAGGCCGCAATATAACCCTCCTCTGATTCCGCTCCCGGCCATCCACTACCGCGCCAGTAAATACCCGCAGAATATTGATTTGCAGAAGCATTGAGAGATACATCATCGGGGATTTTAAAGCGCAGCGTGATTTCACCGCCGTTATCGAACAGCTCCTTCCCCTTACCGGCATCAATTGCGTGCGATACTTTCCAGGTCTTTTTCTGTGCAAGACCATTTTCTGGTTTTTCAAGACGAAGGGCTTTTTTACCTGAACCACGGTCACTGACCAGCGTGTTTTTGACATCTGTCAGCGTCCAGCCCTGCGAAGCCAGAGCGGCATTTTCCGCATTCACATCATAAGCCAGCACTGACTGTATCTTTGTCGGGACAACGGCTTCAGGCTGAGTATCGCCACTCTCCTGTGCTGGTTGCGATACGCCTCCGCCTGAAGAAACCGCGGCTTTTGTCACTTTCCCGGAAACAAAATCTGCCACTCTGCCCACATGCAGAAGAATGGCTGTTGCCAGACGGTCGGAAATAATTCCGCGACGCGCCCATGAACCAAAGTGGGTTTTACGATCGGATGTTGTCCAGCTCTTCGCATCCGTTCGTCCACCGGAACCATAATACCCGATAGCCGGAATATCCGGGTCTTCTGACGGTTCATTGGTCCCGACTTTCTGACCATTGTCATCCATCATAAACGGCACAAAGAAGATATTTTTACCGGCTTTGGTTTTGTATGCGCCATAGACGGCATCGTATTGCGCTGAATACGTCTCCTTCCAGTAGTACGTCGTGTCACCACAAATCCAGGGCACCAGAGAAGGAGAAGCACCAGCGCACTGACCGGATACTCCCGCCAGGTCAGAACGGTATTTTTCCACCATGGCATCAAACATGGCGGGCTGACTGGCGTACGCTCCCTGTTTTAAATCAAACTCGCCCTGCATCCAGACAACACAAAGCAGTATGTTTTTGGGGTTTGCCTTCAGCGCGGCCTGAGTGCGTGTCAGCAGGTCTTTATACAACGGCTTATCAACGCCCCATCGTTCAGATTTATCCGACGCTCCTGAACTTTCACTGAACGTTCCGTCAGCACCGGCTGTAAACGCAGAGCCACCACGACAGCACGGCACTAACAAAATACCCGCATTTTCCGGCATAAAGGGCAACAGCTTTTTGGCAATATGCAATCCCTGTCCGACACACCCATACTGCTCTGCGCTGGCTTTCGGATGAGAAAAACGGCTCAAATCCTGCACATCATGCAGGCAGTGGTCCGCCGGAATGATGTCGTTATATGCACAGGCCGCACCACCCGGTGTCACCGTACTGCGACGCGCCAGCTGTTTAATACGCGGGTCCGGACGGTCATATGTCTCCGGCAGCGGCAGGCCTTCACCATACGCCATGCCGTTTGACTGTCCGGCCAGCGCAATGACAAAGTAATATTCTGGTTCAACAACAACAGTCCGGGTACCATCTCCCCCCGGTGAAACTACCGGAGAGGTCATATCCCCTTCAGCGACTATAGCCTGGATAAATTCAGCACCATAACCCGCGTTTGAGATAATCGGACTACCATAGGGTTGCCAGCCTTCCTTCAGTTTTTGCGTCAGTTTTCCTGCGAGGTCTGACGGCGATGATGCCCTGACCACGTCATAGTGTTTAAATGCCATTATTCCTCCCGGCAGGGATAGTGTATGCAATCAAGATAAGGTGCGGGCTGACGTCAGTCATGGACAAGGGTTCAGAAACAGGAGGATGACTACAGCCCGCAATACGAAAAAGACCATACAGTTGCGCAGAGTGATTACTGTCGGGTATTATTCGCCAGCTGAAAATTGATCACTTCACGTTTTGTTGTTTATTCCTTGCCACCCGCGCTTCCCGGCGCGGGCTTTTTTTTATCCAACAAGAAAGCCCCTCCGGAGAGGGGCTGGAGAGTAGCGCTATGTACCGTTCATGCATGGTGCCGGGTGCCTCCCGGTGAGTTCAGTATCAGCACCTGAACCCGCACCAGAAAGGATAAGGGGTGTGACCAAACACCTGTCGCTGATATGCCCCTCCGCACAGGGGGATTCACCATGCCATATTTTTTTAACAAACTTCCCGCTGGCCAGACAATAATCGCCAGCCTGAATTGTGAGTAACGTGGCATTTTACGGGAAAACTGTTTTCTGCAGTAAAAAGGCCCGCCGGAGCGAGCCTGGAAGGATAGCGGTCATGTGATGCCGGTTTCCCGGTAACTCAGCATCGGTATCTGAGTCAACGTTTTCTCTACTGGGTCATTTCCGATACGTTCCGCCTTCCGGCAGACTTTCATCACGTCAGAAAATATAGCACCCTGAGTAACAGGACAGTACTCAGAATTCAGGAAACTGTGACACATCCTGCACAGAAAAGCCCCTCCGGAGAGGGGCTGAAGTATAGCCTAATTTCTGTCTGTCGCATGGTGCCAGGTGCCTCCCGGTAAATTCAGCCTGGCTACTGAATTTGCATGTTCGCTGGATCATACACTTTGCCAGATGCCCCGCCGCTTAGGGGGATTCACCATGCAGTTTTTTCTAACAAATTCTCATCCGGGCAGACAACATTCAACTGACTTAATTGTGAGGTATGTAACATTCCTGTTGAACGGATACAAAAAAAGCCAGCCACCAGGGGAGGCTGGCAAACTCGTAGAGCAAAATGCTGTTACGCAAACTTCGTTACAGGGTTATCCTGCAATACTTAAAATATACAATATTTAGAAAACTAATAGTGCCATATGATATTTTTAAGATTTTGTTATTAATTGCGGTCGCACCTTCCTTTCTGTGTACTTTCCGTATAGCTCACAGGATTCTGGGTACAAAAAAACCCGCGCATCGGCGGGTTCGGCTGCGTGGCAATGTAACCACTCTTATCATGATATGCAGATTTTTACGTACGTAAAATACTTTTTTGGCATCCCACTTTATTCAGGTATGGAATCAAACAAGAGGACCGGGGTTCTACGACGCTTTACACCACCTCGGGCGAGGATTTTCGAGCTCTTTTTTTACCACATAACAATGTATTCAGTCGGCGTTGTTTGGGGCTTCTGCATGAACGACACCAGCTTTGCGGCCTTTTCTTATTCCCACAAATTCTGAATCCGAATTTTTTCTCAATTTCCTCATTAGATATAGCGACTTTCCCGCAGAGGGGGCAAGTATGCTTTTTATCACAACCACTTTTCAATAACCAAATTAACCGGCGGATTAATGGCTTGATATCATAGATGTTTCGCAAATCATCGTCATGATCGATTTGCGCGTAACTTATCTTCTGTAACATATCTTTCTCCTCCAGACACACCAGGACTCCTTGTATGGCGTCCCGGGATGTACGCATTCTGGTGGCAAAAAGAGATATTGATGGTAATGTTTGCGAATCTACGTCCTGGTGAAATGAAACAAAATTAGCCAGCAGAAGTAATTCTGAATAGTTTAACTTTAACCTGTTCTGGTATTTCAAAAGCTCTTTGAGGATAACGAACCAGTCAATGCTTAAAATATCATCACTCCACAGAGACAGATCATTGTCTTCCGCCTCCAGAAAATCTTCAATGTCCATTTTGCCCCCTGTTCATTGTTGTTGTATCTCTGCGGTTAAACGGTAGATAACTCTTACGTCCTTGTCCTGTAAAGTAAATAGCATAACGTTCACAAATTGACATACTTCACATAGTGAACGACAAGCGCCTGCTATCACAGGCGCTGCACATATCTGTCCATCTCCAGCCGAACATCCAGCATCATCAGCATTCCTTCAATAACACCTTCAGCTTTTTGCAGCCGCTTTCCGATAGTCCCATCAGAGCATTCATGTTTTCGCGCCAGTGACATAAACGTCATCCCCCGCACGTAGCAATCAACCAGCAACTCATGCAAATCACTGTTGTTTCTGTTAAGGCGGGCCATACACCCGCATATAATCATCGCGTCATCATCACAGCACTGTGGACGTGATTTTACTTTTTCGGGGATCAGCCCCTTAAATCCGGCAGCAATGGGCGACCAGCTCACATCCTCATGATTATTTGCCACCCATGCACCCCAGCGTTCAAGCACCTGCTGAATATCACGCATCAGTAGCTTTCCCCTTATCCCATCCACGGTGAACCATAAGGACACCGTTGACGACGGCGTGCCGTTTGCCTTCTTTATCACCGACATATTTTCTGACCGTAGCACGATTACAGTTCAGTTTTCGTGAAACTTCAGTCATATTGCCTCGTGCCTGGATAAGCAATTCCGGTATTGTTTGAATTGTGGCGTTCATATGTTCTCCAGTTCGGTGATTTTTATCCCCACTCTACCGCCAAGCACTTTCACGCCGCGAATTACGCGAATGTCATCGAATTGCACGTCGTCTTCCGCAAATCCGGCGTGGATAAGAGAGTCGAGTAAACCTTTCAGGATGTTATCGAGGTCGCGACGGCGGGAATCTGGTGGTTCAGCAATAATTGTGATGCGAAGTCGTGATTTAGTGAAAATGTCTAATCTGAGTTGCCGGATGATTTGCTGTACGTCTTTTCGGTATTTCTGGCCTTTATCGCTGATGTAGTACTGGCTTCCCCGTCTTCGCCAGTAGGTATTCACCGTCGGCGGCCAGGGAAGCACAAACTCATATTCATTCATGACTTAATCTTCCCCTCCTTCAGCAATATCGCCAGCGTCCTGATCACGCCTTCCAGGTGGTAAAGTCTGGCGTCGTTGTTGTCGAGAATGCGAGTACGGCGATCGATTTCATTATGGCAGTCACTACAGGCCCATGCAGCCAACAGATCATCTGGCTTTGTTCCCGTTCCGCAAATTCCAGCCATTCGGTAATGCGCCAGAACTGTAGTTTCAGGGTTGCCATTGCATACGCCATAAATCCGTACCTGGCATTCTCTGCCGCGCGCTTCTTTGCGTAGGTTTGTCATCATCTTATTCCTCATGCAGTAGGCTATCCGGAGTGACAATTAAATCTTGCTCGACGCCTTAGCCACCGGATATCCCACAGGTGAGCCGTATAGTTGAAGGTTTTAACATCAGATTCTTTGGGGACTGGCCTGGGTTTATTTCGGGAGCGTTTGGTTGGAAGGTAATTGCAGTTTTCACAGACGATATCGGTGATGCTTCGTCGCTGTCGTCTCATTCGTACCTCCTGTCGGTAAATCTGACACCCTGATCCACGGCCCAGGATGTTGTGTACTCAATCAGGCTTGCCATACGCTTCACGCTCATTTGCGCACTGCTTTCGCGGATATTGACGTATTCACCTTCAAGACCTGGCAAAACATCAGCTTCCTGTTTTGTCGCCACGGCATGACCGCTGATTAACAAAACTTTCCACTGTTCTGGTTTTAGCCACCTGCCGCACCACTTAACCTGGCGGGATATATCAGCGACCATCGCGTGAAATTTTGCATTTTGAGCGAGATTACGCTTGTAATCGGTGATACGGATCGTAACGGGTTTGTCTTTATCGAGAGTTGTTGCAAGGATGGCGTTAATGGCGAATTGTTGCTGCTGCTTACTTCGGAGGAAGATAGTCTGGTTCATTATTCCCTCTCACTGGATTTTCCCAACAAAAAAGGAGCCGAAGCTCCTTTAGTTTCAGAATTCAAATTGTCTTGCCCGCAGGCTTTTCAGCATTGGCATGGCCCGCTGGATAACGGAACTTGACATGTCGAGACGTGTTACCTCCCTTAGTAGCGCGTCTCTGTTCTTCGTCACCATGTAGATAGTCTCAAACGCAATGTCATACAGCTTGTTCGTGTATGAGGAGTTCAGCTCTTTCATTATGGGGTACAGGTGTTTGCTGAGGTCCTGGGCTTTTTCCATCCATACCAGCATGTAGCAGAGGAGGATGATTTCTTCGGCTGTGAATTGTGGCTGAATCTGCGGTTGCTGTTCGGTTTGTGTTGTTTTTCCCTGGCTGAAATAGCAGTCTTCCAGTTTTTCGAACACTTCCCACGCCTGATCGGTTTCGAGCATTTTTGCATGACGGGCAGCACCGCGTTCTGTCCAGAGGATGAGGGAGCGAGTTTTAGGAGAGATTCTCACCTCATTTTGCGACTCGTTTAAAACTAGTCGCAAATTTCTGAGTTCATCACCAACAGCTTTAAAGAAGTGCTTTCCCTCAATAAACCGAGATTTATTTTCATGGTGATTCTGCTGTATACGGATTGTTTCTGTTCCATAAAGGCAGGCGAGTAACTCAGTTGTGATTACAGGAATCTGGTTATAGGTAACAGGGGAAAGGTTTTTGACAGAGATTTGAACAGTCATAACGACCTCGCGTTTCGATAATTTTTACCTCACCACCGTCAGGTTCCAATCATCGGGTGGCGGACTGTGCAGGGTTGGAACTACCGGTCGAAACATCCGGCGCACCTTTCGGTGCCCCCACACAGCCCACCATAAATCGCGAATGTGACTGTGCTTAGCGCATAAAAAAACCGCCAGCGCGGTTATGCACCGTTTCGATATCCGGGGTTCCAATCCCGACGCCAGATTTTGCTGGCGTGCGATGAATATAATCCCGGATACGCGACGTTGTCAAACTGATGGCATTGCAGATCCCTACACAATGTAATACTATGTGTTATACATTAATAACGGAACAAAAAATGCGCATTTTTAAAAACGCTTGGTTTGAGCGATTTGCACGCAAAAACAAAATATCCGACCAGTCACTGCGCGAAATTGTTAAACAGGCTGATAACGGGCTTATCTCAGCAAACCTGGGTAACGGCGTTATCAAGCAACGTCTGCCACGAGTCGGTGGCGGCAAATCTGGCGGTTATCGCACAATCATTTTCTATCGTGTCGGTATGAGGGCATTTTTCGTATATGCATATGCAAAAAATGAACGTGAAAATATAACCGCTACTGAGGAAAGCACATTTCGGAAGGCTGCACCTCACGTACTCAATCTAACAGATGAACAACTGGCACAACTGATTCTACAGGGTCAGTTTACGGAGGTACCAAATGAGTAAAAATTACCGCAGTGATGCGCTTGCATCCGTACATGAAATGATGGAATCGCTTCATGATATCGGCGCAGTAACGAAACAGACTATGCGAGAATTCGATGAACTCTGCCTGCAACCAGCACCTTCAATGTCTCCTGAAAGAATCCGGGCACTCCGTGAGCGTGAACATCTGTCACAACCCGTCTTTGCCAGATATATGAATGTCAGTAAAAACCTGATATCTGACTGGGAACGCGGAGTGAAACGCCCTGGTGGTCCCGCCCTGCGACTTCTTTCCGTTATTGAAAAAAACGGGATTCAGGCCATAAATGTTTGATTACCACTAAATGACGATGTTTAATCCCCCTCATCCCGGAGAAATTATTGCTGATATTCTGGAAGGTCAGAATATTGGGAGCAGAGAACTGGCAAGAGCGCTTGATGTCGCGCCTTCCACTGTTCAGCGACTGGTTTCAGGTAATGCGACAATATCTCCTGAAATGGCTGTTCGTCTCGCTGCTGTCCTGGGTGGAACTCCGTCTTCATGGATTCGTCTCCAGACGGCATGGAGCCTTGAAAAAGCGGAAAGAGAAGTTGACGTATCTCATCTCTCAACAAAATACCGCCCGGCAGAAATTTCGCCTCATGCTTAACCACCGCGCCGTCGTTCTGGCGGCGTTTCCCTCCCCCAGAGAAATATCAATCACCGGATTGCCACATCCCATTTCGGCTCCTGCCATCTCAAATCCGGTGAATCATTTCTCGCCGGAATAACCATTACGTCCTTTTCCATCCGCTCCCTTTCTATCGCCATCACAGCCAATGCTGCAACCATGATGTATTTTTGTTCGTCGGTTCCTGTTTCATAACGACGCATGAGGGTAAACTCGGGGCGATCAGTAACCTCAATGATTTCGTTAATTTCTTTAATTTCGAGAGGAATATTGATTTTGTTGTTCACGTCATAACCTCAATATTAAAAATTCGTTAACATTAAATTTTGAATACCGGATGTTTACCCGTGTCCGGCGCACGACCTCACGTTGCAGCGTGAAGGTCTCCATTTCTCAAAACAGAGCAACAATGGAGGATAAATGGAAAAAAACTCAATCAGGCTCGCTGGAATTTTCATTACGAAACAGCCCGCTCAAATTACTTTCTTGAATGCTTCGGGGACTCTCTGGCTATTAAAGAGGGGTATCCAAGGACTATTTATGGCTTTGACGCAATATATCTTTATCTTGCCGGAAAATACGGATGGACTATTGCTCAGTGTCGTTCAATGTCGACTGAGGACATTCGCCTTGCTCTCGCAACAGAGCTAGAAGCATGGACACCCCCTCAAGATGTGATGATTGATGAGTGTCTCTCCCGGAATGATTGATATTGTTAAACTCAAACATCTTGCTCCTGGCAATAGCCTCAACGGTATTCCAGAATAGCGATGGTTCTGTTTTCTGCTCTGTTTTATCAGCAACAGAAAGCAACGTACCTGCGCCTTTCTCAAATTGTTGTTGATACTCATCAAGCCAGGTCAGATCAGGAGTAATTCGTACCAGTTCGAGTGAATATTCCATGGCATCCGTCATGTATTCTTTCGGGATGCCATTTTCTTCAAGAATTTCCTCAACCTTCTGGCGAATAACCGGAACCAGGAAAAGCAGTTTTGTTTCACGATTACCGAGTAGTTTTTCCAGATCGCGCACAGCCTCTTCTGTCTGCCGCTTGCCCATCATAGCTTGATGCTCTTTATTCAAATGCATGTTTAGCTCCTCGTTAAGTTAATGTGCGGCTACGCAGACTGTTATTTTCCTGTACGCAACGTCTATAGAATGTCAGTACACGCTGCATAACTTCGCTCTTCCGGCACTCTCGACAAATTATGTTGTAGCGTCTGTCGTAGCGCCGGATTTCCCCATCAGGTAATGCCCGGATAAGACCGGGATCAACGACAAGCGGTTTCTTCGACTTTGCTCGTGAGAGTTTTTTGCGGGCGTTTTGCCAGTCCTTACGCGCCTGCTCAGACGGGAATAAACCATAACCTGAGTCGAATATAGCGCCACTGACAACCAGTTCTCTGGATAAACGGCTGACAGCTGTCTTGCTGACTCCGGTTTCAGTAGCCAGTTGCCTGAACGTTCCCCGACCATTCAGGCGCACGAGCTCCACAATACGCGCCTTCAGTTCTTCCCGCTGTTCGGGTGTAAATACTTTTGCCATAAGCTCTCCAGTTATCACTTTTCTGATGCAATGCTGCTGGATGAATCGGTAATCTGCATGACAATTTCCCGGTGTTTATTCAGCTCACGTAGTGCGGCACAAACACGCTCCCACTTCTGGACCTGTTTTTTGGCGCGACGAAGTTCTCGACTGGCAGCATGCAGCGGTGGAAGCATCACCGAACTGGCAGATTTTTCGGTGAATGATGGAACTTCCCGGATAAACTCATCTGTACTGGCCTTTGCCGTGCTCTCTGATGCCAACGGAAAACGATTCATTTCATCGCCTGCCGCGCTGTTTTCTGCTTCATGGTGGCTTTGTTCATCCTGCGATGATGACGCGCTCAAATCGCCGTTTTCGACGTCAGGCTTTTTGTAATGGAATCTTCCCTTGATGGAGACACGTACCAGGCGCCCCGTTGCTGTTACCACCGCCAACGTGGAAGCAACCTTACGAGTGGTAACTCCGAACTTATCCGCCAGTTCCTCACAGGTTGTAGCCCCCTTCTGAGCGATAAACTCAATCATCATGTCAGCGGTAACTTTTGGAGCGACCTCTTCGGTTACCGCATCCGGCGCTTCAGGTTGTAGTGCCTGCCCTTCGGTTACCCCGGATTCACCTTCGACAGCCAGAAACCAGGTGTGACCCGTTTTATCAACAACGCCATTTTTTTTGAGTTCCCACAGTTCGTTGAGAACTTCTTCACGGCTGATATCAAGCCGCGCCGCCAGTTCAACAGAATTGGCTTTTCCCATCGCTTTCAGTGCATGCAATACGGTTTCCATCGAAAATTTACCTCGTCAAAAATTCTCACATACCCTGACGTCCAACGTTTGACCGCCAGCTCTCCCAGTTAAAATTCACCCAACGACCACCATTCATGGTCATACGGTCCATCACCCGATCGCCGAGGAGTGTGCTCATCGCTGCGTGATTCAGGTTCGTCAGGATCCCGACAGTGCGCAGTGATGCCGTTCTGCGGTCAACGATCTGGTTCAGTATGACCTGCTCGTTGCGCGTATCCCGCTGCATGCCAATTTCATCAAGGACCAGAAGGTCAACTCCACAAAGCTCCTGTAAAAATTTTTCCCCGGACTGGCCGTTGTCGTAGCTGTCATGCAACACGCTCATGACATCGGACACGGTGACGATAATCACGCTTCTCCCCTTCGCCATCAGCCGGTTGCCAATCGCTGCTGCCAGGTGATTTTTACCGGTACCAGGTTTACCGCTGAACACGAAGTTTGTACACCCGGTCATCAGTTCGTCAGCGATGGATTTCGCCTGGCTCAGAGCGTGGCGCTGTCCGTCGTTCTGCACCCGGTAGTTCCCGAATGAACACTTTCGGTGAAGCGGCTGAATACCCGAACGGTTCAGGATTTTTTCAACCCGCGTCTGGTGATTCAGGCGGTTAATTTCCTCGCTGCGCTTACGGCCCTCAGCCAGTTGCCATTCCCGCCACTCGTCGGTCGTCCGGAACGGTGCTGTCACGTGCGGTGGTGCCAGGCGGCGCACTCGTTCAAGAACCCCTCCAGTCGAAATGTTTTTCATGGCTGATTACCCCCTGAAACCCGGCGGAATTTCAGTATCCGGTTCAGAAATGTGATTCACGCAACGCTGGCTGACTGCGCCAGCCTTAGGCAGCGACCACGGATTTTCGAAATTCCTGTTCGGACCAAAAAACGTCGATGCCTGCTGAACAAATTCAGTTCCCGCTTTCCCGGTAGCCTCCAGGTATCTTGAGTAACGCCTCACGCCATCCAGCACGGCATCCGGTGACACCCCCTCGCGTAATCTGGCCTTCCAGGAATTGAATGCGGCTCTCTTCGGGTTTGACCCTGCCCGATGAGGATATTCACGCCAGACCCGTTCGAACACTGTCACGAACGGTGCAATAGTGATCCAC